TTCATTGTTTAATAAGTATACGTAATATTATAAAAAAACTCAATAGTTAAAAAAAATATTTTAATATCTACCCGGTCTAAAGTATGGTGTGTATGTTCTACCACGTCTTGTTCTCTCTTGAAGATTCGGATGTTGTTTATAGTAATATTTTTTTGGATAGTTTTGATGTATCCATAATCTTCTTTCGTGAATAGATAATCTAGTGGGTGTCATTATACATCCACTCATTGAAATAATCACAATCAATAATAAAATTAATTTTTTCATATTAATAATGTTTAGTAGCCCTGCCGGGAGTCGAACCCGACTTTCCAGGATGAAAACCTGGCGACCTAACCGATAGTCGACAGGGCCAAAAATGATGTCTTTCCATCAGTCAACCACTTACAAACCGTTCCTTGTTCGTCAATCCTCTTATGGCCGATTTTGCGGAAGGAGTAGGATTCGAACCCACGGTACCTTTCAGTACAACAGTTTTCAAGACTGCCGCGATAGACCAACTCTGCCATCCTTCCAATATTATATCAAACTTTTCGTTTGTTTGTCGAACGTAAATCCCACATTACCCGCAACAACCACCCTATCTTTTGTTGAGTTGGGTGCTGAATTTGGTACGTGATAAATGTTACCATCCATTATAACAATTTCTCCCTCTTTAGGAAGATACGAATAAATTTTATCTTCTAACCCTTTCACAAATAAAACACCATCATCACCTTCCAAATTGTCCGGCATTTGAAGATATATTACAAATGTGTAGTCAGGTCTAAAAACTTGTTGAGCTTCATTTAGTTCAACATGACTATGAAATTGTATTTCATTTTTTACTTTAAAATTGGTCTGTTTTGGTTTACCCGCTCTAACAATGTTAACCCACGTATCAACATACAAGTGATTAAAATTAACATTTTTTTCCTCGTACAATTCGGTACATTTTGAAATTGCTAAATCAATAACAGTATCCATTTTATGTTCAATCCATTTTTTATTTAAATCAATATTCTTTTTATAAGCATATGCGTCCGTAAAATTAACTGGTGACGTTTCAACGATACGTTCACAAAGTTTAATAGATTCCGATTGTGTGTTAGACAAATCAAAAGTCGTTTTAACTAAATGTGTTTCGTCGTCAAATATTACTTTTTCCATTTTATTAATTTAAAAAACCCCCGATGAGATTATTTCGAGGTAGATATTCACAGTTTTTCCTATTGAAAAACCCAACGCGTCTTACCGCTTAAAACGTCAAACATACTCGGTGGTTTTGTTACGACCATATTCCGAGACCCCCTCTTAAGGCCGTGGTAGGAGACAACCATAACATCTTGAAAGAACGTTACCAAACTTTCCGAGTATCTCTCACTCGTTGCGGGACTGACGGGAGTTGAACCCGCTCCGTGCGCCGTGACAGGGCGACATCTTAACCGCTTGACCTCAATCCCAAATAACAAGTTTTTTGTACCCTTCTGTACATCATAACCAATATATCTCTATAATGGTGGTTACATTTTCTCATTGGGTTAATTACTCCCCGATTATGGTAACTCTACCCTCACCATCCTACCTCGCGAGTCAGACGGAACTTTTGGGATTTATATACCGTGGGGTTACACCACAGTCGTCACTTGTTGTTGACTAAAAAGGATTCGAACCTTAAACCTGAGCTCCATTTACGGCCTCCGTGCCCCATACACCATAATCATTCCGATGGTTTCGAACCCATCAGTCTTAGAGTAATTAATTCTAAGATTTATCTTTAGATTCTTGACTTTAATACGTCAAGTTCCTTTTTAATTCTTTTAATGTCAGAATCGGTAAGTGAAACTTTTGTATTAACACTTTTCTTTTCTGTTTTATTACCACTTTGTAATTGAGACTCCAATCTTTTAATTACATTCTCTTTTCTTGCTTTCTGTTCTAATGTTGCCATATACTTTTTTTATAAAGGTACATAATAATTCACGGTATAACAAATTATTTGGAATCTTTTTTTCTCTTTATTTTTAAGGCTCGTTTTCCTGCAAACCTAAACTTCTTTTTATGTTCCTCGTTAACAAATCCACCCTCACCTCCAACTTTTAAATTAATACATAACTTATTACTAACCACGTCCTCATTCACAATTTCCCTTTCTCTTTCTATTAGTGATTTCCTATTTGGTAAGAACTCTAATATCTCAAATTTGAACTTTTTTAAACCATGTATTTTAATACTTCTTTTCAATTGAGTGCCACTTCCAATGTAACCATCATCTAAATTATCGGTTGAGTGCATCCCAATATAAAATTTTCCCGTTAATACGTTTGTTGTTTTATAAATGAAATTATATTCCTTTTCTTTTTTCTTTTTCATTTTTTCATTTTTCTACCTAATTTCCAACCTTCGGGTAGAACATCATCTTTCTTTATTTTTTTACTATCAATACCATCAGTTATCCAACATGTTCCAAATTGAGTGTTGTTTTCACCATAACACGTACCTTTTTTAAGGTCACTCATTTTCTTTTTAGTTTCTTCATTATGTTTTTTACCCGTCCAATCTAAATTAGGTCTAATTTTAATTAAAACTTTTTCTCGATATTCCATATCAGTTTTCATTCTTTCTCTATGAATATCGTGGAACATCATCCAAACTGACCTACCTCCAGCTGCGTGAAATTTCTTTCTATGTTCGTCGGTAGATAACCCACCACCTCCACCATGTTGTAAATTCATTGAATTTGGGTCATTTAGTACTTCTTCATTTATTATATCTTTTTCTCTTTTTATTAACATTTCTTTACTCGGTAAAAATTCTAAAATTTCAGTTTTAAAATTTTCTTTACCATGTTTATTAATAGAACGTTTTAATATTGTACCACTTCCAATATATCCATCATTAAGGTTATCGGTACAGTGCATACCATAATAATATTTTCCATTTATTAGGTTTGTTGTTTTATATATGTAATAATAGTGATATTTTTTTTCTGACATTACTCATAATATACATATCATTTTTCATATAAAAAATAGTTGCGACGCTTCGGAATCGAACCGAATTAAGTTGGCTTATGAGACCAATGAAATACCTTACCTCCCGCCCGCAATATATGGGGTGTTTAATGGGATTTGAACCCATACTATCAGAACCACAATCTGACGTGCTAACCATTAACACTATAAACACAGAGGTCAATGTTGGAATCGAACCAACTCCGTTAGTTTTGCAGACTAACCGGCCTCCACGACCAAACTGACCTTATTTGAGGTCTCACAGGGATTCGAACCCCAATCATCTCGTCCGTAGCGAGACGTTTTTCCATTAAACTATGAAACCATTTTTATAAACAATTTTGCTTATATTTTTCCTCGGTACCAATTCTAATTGGAACGAACAACGCAAATCCGTCGTCATCCTCGAAATGGTTACACTTGTCTTCGTAGACATTCCCAAACTTTTCTCTATTATAGACAAAATCCTTTCCTGTCCATTTAGCAACAACCGCTCTTCTATGTTCACCAACATAATATTCGCCTTCAACTAAGTCCTTTTTAGGGATTGCTCCGGCTTCAATTAATTTTGGAACATAATAATCCTTCCATTCCTGAATATCTACTTTTGGTAAATCAGGTACGTCCCTTGGGGTATTAATTTTTGGGAGATTTTCCCAATACTCTTTTACCCTTTTTTTTCTTTCTTCTCTTATTTGGATAAGTTGACCTTCGGCCTTTAACTTAAATCCTTCTACATTGTTTTCCATTGTGTTTTTCTATTATGTTTCCAAGATTTATATTCTCGGTATTTGTGGGAATAAATCGGTTTTCCATTTCCATGTCTTCCCCATACTTTATTGGGTGAACAATCATAATACCAACTGCCACTTCTTTTCTGACAGATGAAACAGTAATCCCATATCTGTTTCATTTTTTTTACCTTTTCTTCTTTCATTTTACATTAGTTTAACTAATGCATATCATATTTCTTTTTCATAACTTTCAAATTTAGCACGGGTAGAGAGATTCGAACTCCCATCGAGGGTTTTGGAGACCCGTATGCTGCCGTTGCACCATACCCGTGTATTGTGACCCCGAATGGATTCGAACCATTGACTCCATCATTAAAAGTGATGTGCTCTAACCAACTGAGCTACGAGGTCATTATGTGGAGAAAGTTGGTTACGCTCCAACTCCTTCGGATTTTCAGTCCGACGCTTCTACTAAGTTAGCTTCTTCTCCTTATGTTGGAATAGATGGACTCGAACCATCGACATTCACCGTATCAGGATGACGCTCTAACCAACTGAGCTATATTCCAATTCTGTGGACACGTTGGGAATCGAACCCATTCACTCTGATTGCAAATCAGGTGGTCTGCCATTGACATCCGGCCCATAAACAAAAAACCTCGAGATTTTTAAGTCCCGAGGTTTTCTAATATTTTAAGTTAAACTAATTTAACCTACATCAGTATCATCGAGACATATAGACATACGAGTTTCATCCGCCCATTTTGAACAGATTGTAAACGACATTGTATGTGTAAATTGTCTCATTGAATTTTTTTTAATTTCTTTCTTTTAACAAAGATAACAATAAGTATCGAGAAAAACAAGAAAAGACTGGTATTTTTTTTAAAAATTTACTATGCGAGTTGCCGGATTCTTGATATTTATTAATATGACAAAAATAAAGAGATTAAATGTATCTCTACTGCCCTTGTTGTATCTTATCACATTTGCATTCTTTGTAGATGTGTTAAGACCAACAAAGGAGACCGAATCTGTGTATGTATCGGGTGTGGAGAATAAAATCAAGATAGGTAGACTTACGAACAACCGAAACTTGGCTTTTGGATGTAAAAACATCTTTCAGGAAATTTTACAAGATAAAGAATTCATCATCGTTGAGAGTCCCGAAAACGCGGATTTAATTTTCCGTGCCGAAATTTTATACTTTGATGTAAACAGAACCAAAAGGAACATCTCAGTTTTCCATTCGGATGTTGAGGAGACTTTGGTTGTGATGAAAGGGTTTTTAACAGATAAGAACGGTAAAAAGATAAAGGAATCTGTTGCAGAGGAATCAAGTACTGAAATTTCAACATCAACTTTAATTACAGATGAGGGTAGTGGGAAAATAAACCAACAAGCCCTTTCTTCCGCAATAAAGAAAACTTGTGAGTCACTAATAAATAAAACATTCTTAAATAAAAAATAAAAATAAATAAAATGAAAAAATTACTTACGATTGGGATATTTTTTTTAATATCTTTCTATTCATTCGGTCAATTAACGGTTAATCAATCTATAGTTAGTAGACCATCATATAAAGTTGGTGACACGATTCAAGTTAAATATACGGTCGCTAAAGGGACAACCACACCAAGATATTTTTGGTTAAGATACCAATATAATAATAAAGCGTTATCGTATGTTAATACGACTTGGTCTCAAGGTAGTTCAGTTCAAACGTTTTATACTAATTGGAGTAACTACAGTTTTACCCCAAATTCAACTAAACCAACAATAAGTCTATATGAACAATACCTAATGACTCCGTGGAGTTATGCTGCGAATCCAAATTGGAGTGTTGGTCAATTAACCGTACAAAGAACAGACGCATCTATTGATGGGGACATTGCAACTCAAAGATACGTAATAAAGGATTTGGATTCATATACTAACATACACAAATTAGATTTATCTTATTCGATTGACGCTACGGGAGCAAATATATCTCCGGTTAGTACATCAACAGGATTAGTATCTCTAAGTAACGTCATTGGTAATACGTCTCAATTTAAGGTTAGGGTATTGTTTCCATCGGGATATGACATATCGGCACATAGTGTATCTTTATTACCTTTAACAACCGCGGGTGAAGTTAATTGGACGGCTCAAGCAATTGCAACAAAAATATTAGACGCAACTGGCGAAGCGTTATTCACAACAGAAGTAAAGGTTGGAGATTCATTTGCAGTATTTGTAAATGCATCATTACAAAAACCATTTATGAATAACATCGTTACCGTATCAGATGCATATAAAGCGTTTTTAGGTGTATCTCAAACTGATATTGGTGGTAATGGTACTTATTTCACTTATCCTGTATTAGAAAAAAATATAGGTCTTATTACTAAAAACAAAACAACTTTTAGTGAAAGTGATTCTTATAATTTATTCGCACACGTAATGGGTATTGACGTTTCACCTAGTGCCCTTATACCATCAAATGCCGCACCTGTGAATGGTGTTGTTAATTTCAAATGGATAACCGGTTTATTAAATCAAAGTTGGTTGGATGGTGTACCAAAATATAAAACTACAGTAACAACACCAATTCAAGCTGTTGATATGGTATATTCATGGGGTGGAGATTTAGATTTCTCACATTCATCATCACCAAGTGAAATTGCATCAAGAATATCAACGGGAAATTATTCAAATTCAGTTAATCCTGGTACGGTTGGTAGTTTAAATAGAACAATGTCAATGACAACTATGTCATATAATGCACCAAAATTAGAGAATGCAACATTAAGTATAACCTCAACTTTAGAAACCGGTAAAGTTATATTAAGAGGTACATTAACTAAAGCGGATTTGGCCGGATTACAAGTTATAATGAATTACGACCAAAGTAAATTAACGTTAGATAATGTAATATTTGACGCGGGTTCTACAATAACTAACTTTTCAACACATGAAAATGGTAGGTTAACATTTGGTTCTATCGACCAACAAAAAACTGCAAGAATTAAGGTTGGGACACCTTACACATTAGTGTTCACACCGAAAACAACTTTAACAAATACCGCTGGTTTATTCTACTTTGTATTATCCGACGCAATTGACGGAGGTGGTAAGAAAATAAATTTAGTGATTGAATAATTTATGAAGAAACTAATTGTTGTACTATTTTTATTAACATCATTTTTAGGGTTCGGACAGAGTGTATCTGCTCCGGACTCTAAGTCGTTTACACAATCCACTAGCGGACAAGATGCTAGTGGATTTGTTTTAAATGGTTTTAACTCAACGTCAACTCTCTTAGCTTCAATCAGTTTAGTGGAATTTCCAACAGGTACAACATTCGTATTAAACACAACAACGGGTTTAACCGCAGCAAGTGGATTTACTTTAAGTGGTAACAAAACTCGTTTAGTGGTAACGGGTACAATGGCAAGTATCAATGCTGCGTTAGCATCTTTGAAAGTAAATACGGGTTCAACAAAGGGTAATGTAAAATTATCGGTTGCGGCAACAATCAACCCAACGGGATTTTATTATAATGGTGTAAATGGACATTTTTACAAACCCGTAACAATTGGTACAACATATACTGGTGCTAGAGCGGCATCGTTACTAACAACATTCAAAGGACAGACAGGGTATTTGGTAACAATAACATCTGCATCTGAAAACGCTTTTATATATGCTAATGTACCACAAACTAATGTATGGTTTGCAGCAACGGATGAAGTTACTGATGGTAGATGGGTAATCGATGCGGGACCTGAAAAGGGAACTGTAATGAAGACCTCTAATGGACAACTTGCCGGAAATATAGCTGGTGTTTATAACAACTGGGCGGGCGGTGAACCAAATGGTGGTAATCATAGTGAGGATTACGCGGTAACAAACTGGGGTGGGCAATCAACGTGGAACGATTTATCAAACAATTGGAATAATCCATACATAATTGAATATGGTACTTGGGCTAATCCAGATGATGCCACATTTACTGAATTTTATACCAATAGTGTAACCCACTCAAATGGAGAAGTTCTAACTGCACGATTTAATTTTGATTTTGGTGGTAACGTAGATGAAACTAAATTTTCATCAAAAGCAAATACATACATAAACAATATGTGGGGTGTAACAACTAATACATCAAGAGCAATAAGTGGATTGGGTAAAGTTGATATCACTAATGATTTGGACACAAACAAGATTAATACAGGATTTAAACCGATAATAACGGGTGGTGGGGTAGAATGGTCATATGTAAATCCAAACGCAACTTGGATGGGTGTTGGTGTTAGTAGGTTGTTAATTGATATGAGACAATTTGGAAGTGTGGACCCAACAACAGTTACAAAAGTTAAAATATTAGACGTGTATGATGGTTCAGTTAGTTATTTATCTCACGATGCAAATGGTTGGGCTCAATATAGTGTTCCATCTATTTTAACAAAGGTGACTGACGGTACATCGTCGTTTAATCAATATATTAGAAATGTGAATGGTTCAAACACAGATTACGCATTTGCTTGTAGTATATCATTTGAACAAACAACCTCATTTAAACAACACGGAATAGACCTGTCGTATACTAATCAAACAGATTTAAACACTTTATATAACAGTATTGTAACTGTGTCAGATGTATTCTTAGCATTTAAAGAGTTATCGAATGGTGGATTATTTGGAAATCAAAGTGGATTAGAGTTTACGTCGGGTGTCCAATTTATGAACGCGGATGTGGACGGTAATGGTATATTTAACGAAGCGGATACCTATAAGTTATTACAACATTTAACAGGTACTCAATCATTAACACAATATTCCACATTAACATACCTAATGAAACTATATAGTAAATCCGAATATGACGGTATTTCTAAATCTAATTGGAATACACAATTCAATGCAAGTAGAAGTTTGTATCCGTTTAATTTGAATAGCGGTACATTGAATAACACATATAATGTGAATGTAACTTGGGTGGGTGATGTCAATCTATCCCACTCTGCTCAACAATCGATAAGTGGAATTGCAAGTAATTCCATTAGAACAATGAGTATGAGTACTATGAGTACATCAGTTGCGAATGAGATAAACGCATCTATAATTACCGAAATGGTTGGAGACGTAATATATGCGTATGTTACGTTGGACCCATTACAACAAAACGTAGTGGGGACTCAATTTCAAATAAATTATGATAATTCAATTTTAAAATTTGAAAATGTTGAATTTAAAACAAAAGGCAACCCAATGAATTATGGAACCAATAGAGGGACATACGTGAACGTTGGGTCACTAATAACCGATGGGTCAACATCGTTGGATAAAACGACTGAATACATAGTGAAATTTACTAAGACATCAAATATTACAAATGTTTTGGGATTAATTTCGGTGGGTAATACTGAAGCTGTAAATCAAAGTGGACAGTCGTTAAAAATAAAAATAAATTAAAAATTATGGAATTTAATTTTGGATATGATGAAATGAAAAATTTCATATTAAAGACTGGTAAGTATAAAATTGTAAATGTTAAGTGTTTTAAACAAGTTCCTAGTAACTGGTATAATGGTTTCCGATATATGGAAGATGAAGTGTATGTAGAAGTGGCTTACCTAATAGATGATATTGAAACTGAAAAATGGTTATTTAATGGTGAGTGGAAAGGAAACTATATGCTGCAGGGGAGAATTGAATCGGCTTTTCACACAGAGATGAAAAATAAACTATTAAATTTATAATATAAGTGAAAAAATTATTATTAATCATATCGTTAGTTTTAATTGGATTTGTATCAAACGCACAAATCGTAAAACCCGATACATTACAATTATCACCAAAAGAATTATTTGGTGAAAGTGGAGATTGGAATAACTTGGGAATATTGGAATCTTATATTGATTTTTCAAAAGATGTTCTTTCATCATCAAACTTATCAGTTGGTATAATTGGAAAGCAAGTGTCCACTACCTTAAATTTAGGATATAGTAAATCATCTAAAAATGGTAAATGGGGACATTCATTTTCATCATCAATAAATCCGATATGGAATTATTATGGTGTGGGATATGGTTTTAGTAGAAATACGGACACAAGAACAACCACATTACAATCATTCTATTCAACCGATTTTGATTTTCAAAAGGACATTACACTATCATTCATCGATGTGTTTAGAACTAAAAAGTTTGGAACATTTGGTTACAGTGTAATTGCATCAAAATCATTTTGGGGAACATACGAAGGTGAGTGGGAAGGAAAATATACAGTTGATTCAGATGGTAACTTTTTAGATTTAATTTATCCAACTATGCCGGCATCGAGTCAAATTAGTTATAGAGGTATGATGATGTACACATACACATTAAAAACAAAAAGAGTTAATATTTCACCTCAAGTATTTGCCATGAGTGATATCTACCATGTATTCAAAGATGGTACCTCATCCGATTTAGCATATGTAGATGATTTCAATTTAGACCTGTATTATGGTACATCTATGGATTGGAAAATAACTAAAAGATTTATTTTAAATACTAACGTAAGATTCAACAAAACGTGGGATAAATTAAGTGAGTCAGTTGGTTATAAAAAGAGTAACCCAATAATGTTTATGATAGGAACAAACTTTCAATTTTAATGAAAAAACTAATATTAATATTTTTATTAACACCATTTATTTCATTTTCTCAAGACGCAAAAAATAGAGAAATGCAAATGCAGGTTAATAATTTACAACCACCTCCACCTCCAGGTCAAAAAGGTTCGGTGGTAAAAACAAATGCGTTTTTAACGTCATCTGATTTTGTGTTCTTACAAAAACCAACATATGAGAGTGGGTGGTTAAAGGCACTTTCATTAGGCGGAGGTAGAACATCACTTAATGGCGTCTATTCATATGGAGGTAATGGATTTGTAACAACAGAGGGTTCACAATATGGTGTGTCGGGATATGTTGGAAAAGGAACAAATAACCTATTTCTTTCTTTCACGCGAATAGGTAATAATAAAACAACAACATTAACCTATGTAAAATTATACAAAGGAAAATGGAATAAAGGATTTGGTATAAATGCATCAAATAATTTCAGTCAAATAACCGATTCTTTACCTCCAATGTGGACAGGTGCTCCATCGGTAATGGTGTTCATAAATAGAACGTATGGTACGGGTAGATTTACAATTACACCCGATTTACTATTAAGCTATTCTCATATGTATTGGGACATGGGATTGGGGAATCAAAAGATAGACCCAACATTTAACGCATTGGTAGGTACTTCATTTGGATATAGATTCTCTAAAAGATTTACCTTATTAGTGGCTTATAGAGGTAATATCAATACAAATCCTAAGTTTGGATTAATGAATAACATTTCAATAGGTAATAAATTCAATTTATAATGAAAAAAATTATATTAATATCGTTGATTTTATTGGTTGGTTGTACTAAACCTGAATTACCTGTACCGACACCTGAAGTTACGGTGAGTGACATCTTTAGTGTTAAAGAAAGTACAGTTACCGACGGTCAAGAAATAAACTTTAAATTGGAAAAGGAGGGTTCATATACGTTAACACTAAAAGATAGTACATTGAACCAAGTAGTGACAAGGGAAAGATTCCAAGGTAAGGTAGGAATAAATAAATTAAAAATTTACACTAAATCTATACAGACCAAGTATTTATATTTAACGCTGGTAGATAATAGTAATAATCAAATAGGTAAGACTATTATAAACCTAAAATAATGACAAAAATGGAAAAAATGAAAAAATTACTTACGATTGCATTCGTTGCGCTTATCCTTTCAGGATGTGAAAAAGACGATTTTATCCCCGATTCTTCAGTTGTGGTCACCCCACAGTTACAAATAAAAAATTCCGTTGGTATTAAACTAGAAACTTCATTTGTTTCAAGTGAAGTGTCTATGAACGTTAAAACCGAATTTGGTGGAAATGTAACAATTAAAATATTCGACATTTCCAATAGAATCGTATCAAAAGAAAATGTAACAGTAAAAGTTGGTGATAATATCTTAAAGGTATACACGTCAGCCCTACCTGTGTCGGCATATAGAATTGCAATATATGACGATAAAGACAATATGTTAGGAATAACAGATTTCAATAAAATAAACTAAAAAACTAAAAACAAATACAATGTCAGAAGAACAAGAACAAAGTAACGACGGAACACTATCTGGATTAAAGAAAACCATAATTGGTGTAATAACAACCGCAGTTATGGGGTTAGGAACTTGGGGTGTAACTCAAATTACAGGTGGGGATGAACCCGCACCAGTACAACAAGCGGCTCCGGTAATTAACATTACAAACTCAAACCAACAGCAACAACAAGCTCCAGGTAAAACGGTTATTATTCAAGGAGGAAATGGTGGGTCTAACACAAAAACAACACCAGCACCTGCACCTAAACCTAAGAAAAAAGAAGGTGATGAGTTTAAGGAAGAAGCACCTAAATGGTAAAAATTAAAAAAGGAATATAATGAAAGAAGAAACAGGTGGTTTTAAAGAATTATTAGGAAGTATGATGAAACGTAGATGGTTCATCACGGCTATCGTATTAGGTGGTTTTATGATAATCATCATGGGTATATTTGGAGCAATCCTAAATAAATCAGCAATAGAGGGAGAGTGGAAAGAACTTCTTCTATTATTATTGGGAGCATTTATTGGTTCTTATGGTAAAATCATTGACTATTGGTTTAGTGATACCGATAAAGATAAGATGTTAGTTCAGAAAATGGACGAGGAAGATGGTACTTCATTATCGAATACTGCCGATTTACCAAATAATCCAATTGTTCCAATGAGTGTTACTCCATTAGTGTTACCAACATCAAATGAAGAAGTTGGACAAATTGTCCAAGTAACTGACCAAGTAAAAAAGGGTGTTGAAATTGATGAAGACGGTGACGGTGTAATGGATGGTTTAGATATCGATGGTGATGGTAAAATTGATGAATATTTTACACACAGACAATGTGAACACGTTTGGGGTGACTTAGACGGAGACGGAATTGAAGAATGTTTAAAATGTGGTAAGGTTAAAGACGAAATGGCTGAAATACACATGGAGGGTTAATTAAAAATAAAATAAATAAAATAGAAAAATTATGAAATTTAAAGAATGGGTTATCGAACTCTTCAAAGATGAAAGAGGTTCAATATCCGTAAAACCGGTAATTGCATTTATAGGAGCAATGTTCCTATGTATAACAATGATTTTAAACTCATTTTCACATGCTGAGTTTGCACCATCACCAGAACTGGTTAATGCGGTGATGATTATTACAGGAATTGGTATGGGTGCCGATACACTTGATAAATTTTCCCATAAAAAGAAAGAAGAAACAGAAGGATAATAAATAAAACTTACGATAATGACAAAAATATTAAATAAAACAAGTGAAATTCTTTTTAACACATTCTTAGTTGTTGCAATGGTATGGATAGTATCTGCACTTTTAGTTCAGACTTTCTTTATTTATCTCGAATTAACAGAACAAAATGAGAGAATACAAAATATGGTAAACAAGGTTGAATGGAAAATAGATGGAAGGTTTAAGAACAATCCTGATAACATATGGTACGAGGGTCCGGTTACAAAATAAAAGATGAAAAAATGGTTTTTAGTGTACGAACAAGTAATCTTGTTTTACACATTGGTAATATATCTAATTAGTTTTATGTTCATTTTTGATGAACAAATGAGAACTACAGATTGGATGGGACTTGTATGGATTATACAGTTTTTTGGGTTGGCAACGTGGTTGGGTCTTAGAGGAAAGAAAAAAGGTTGGATATGGCCATCAAGACCATAATATAAAATAATAAAAATATGAAAAAATTTACAACATCATTAATTTTGGTACTAATATCGATTGCGTCCATGGGACAAACAATTGGAAGTACCAAAACGGAACAATATAAAGCATCTTTCGAAACCAAGATTGATATTAGTCAATTTATGGATTATGAAGGTCCACAAATTCCTATTCAAATTTTAAAGGCGGGTATATCAGATGAAATGTATGAGATGTATCCTGAATTAAAAGAAAAACGTGTAGGTTTGGGTGTTGCAAATATCACTATGGAATATTTGGAAAATCTTAATCGTTTTAAATTCACTGAAGATAAAACAGAGATTAAAAATAGAATGGTAAAACAATTTCAAGCATCTCAAGCTGGAATTTCAGAAAACAAATTAGATGGTAGAGGTAAGATTAATTTAGCAAAGTATTTTGTTACAATTGAGTGTTACGATTATTCAGTTTCAGAAGATGAATCAATTAACGTTAGAGACGGTGTGAGAGACAATATGGTAACTCGTATAGGTCTTCAGGTTAGATTTACCGATGCCGAAACTGGTGTCCTATTTGGGGCAAGTGGTTTAGGTGAAGCAACGACAAATCGACAATTAACATTATTATCAGACGCAACTGTTGACCCAATTAAATTCAATCAATCAACAATATCAATTGCAACTAAAAAGGCTTTAGATATTGCATGTGCAAGAATATTGGACCGTATGGTTAAGAAAGGTATTTTTACCAAATAAAATTATTTTACAAATGACATAAAAGGAGGTTCTATAACCTCCTTTTTTGATATTTATAGTTATGACAAAAATAATATTCATCGCACTATTGGTGTTATGTGCTGCATCTTGTACACCCGTTAAGTACGTTAACGTTAATAGTAGACATAACTACTATCAAAAACATCGTTCAAACACATATACGATACCTGTTTGGATACCAAACGTTGGTGTTGTATTAGAGACACATGTTTATCGTAAACCAAGAGGTAAGTCGTTAAAAGTAACTAAAAGATAAATGAGAAAATATGTTGTTTCATTTTTTACTATTTTTTTATTATTAATTTATCAAGATGTTAAAGCTCAAGTATTCACACAAACGTTCATAGACAAATGTACGGGACAAACGAGAGTGGCAACAACAACATATGTTAATGGTAATGCCGTTGTTTCATTTTATGGTGATGTTAAGACATTTACACCACAAGAGGTACAAACGGGTCAATTACAAGCTTGGTTACAATTAACATACGCAACGTACACTGCTATGACCTGTCCGCCCGCGGTGGTTGTTCAACAAACAGTTGTTCAACAAACAGTAGCACAGGCAGTAACACAGGCGGCAGCGGCAGCAGCTTCATCAGCGGCATCTTCAGCTGCGTCTTCGGCAGCAAGTAGTGCCGCAAGTAGTGCAGCCTCTTCATCGGCATCATCGTCGGCAGCCTCATCAGCATCATCATCGGCGGCTTCGTCATCAACACCACCACCCACTTCTAGTTCTTCGTCAAGTAGTTCTTCGTCAAGTAGTTCTTCATCTGAAGGTAGTTCTTCATCTGGAGGTAGTTCGTCAGAATCAAAAACAGAAAGTAGTTCAGAATCAAAAACTGAATCAAAGTCTGAAAGTAAAACCGAAGAAAAAAAGGAAGAATCAAAATCGGAATCAAAAGAAGAAAAGAAAGAGGAATCTAAATCTGAAGAAAAAAAGGAAGAAGAAAAGAAAAAGGAAGAAGAAAAGAAAAAAGAGGAAAAGAAAAAACAGCAATCACAAAATCCAATGTTAATTGCTTCCGATTTAACAACATCTGAAGACCCAGATGGTAAATATAATGTTGTGGCTTCGGTGGGTGTATCGAAATCATCACTAATGGGTGACGTATCATATAGTGCCAACGTTATGATTTGGTCCACTTTAAATCAATTTGCGTTGTCCACTGGTATGACAAAAATGAATATGGATAGTAAAGGTAGACTATCATCGATAAATAGTTACTCAAGTACTGTAGCGTATCTACAAGGTAATTGGATGGGATTATTGGGATATACGTGGATTAAACCACACCCAAAATTAGGGACGTTTGGTTATAACGTTGGGTTGATTACATTACTATTGAAAGGAACCGAACAAAAGTTTGATTTAAATCTTTCAACTTCAGTTGTTGCATTTTGGACTAAACCATATCAATATAGTAAAAAATTAACGTTATCCCCTCAAGTGTTTACAATGTATTCACCATTAAATTATAATACGTTCTCGGGAGGAACTACAGTTGGTAGACATTTTGGATTTTTAGTTGGGTCAAGTTTTGATTATAAAATAACTAAAAGATTTGGTTTTAGTTTTAATTATAAAATGAATTTAAACACTCTACCCGGAACAAGGATTACAAATAACTTTTTAATTGGTTCAAGAATTATGTTGTAAATAAAAATCCCCCAGTGTGGAAACACCGAGGGATATGACAAAAATAAATAAATGTATCCTTACGATTGATACATTTAAAATATAATAAATGAAATTTACATTGTCAAGTCAAAATGTAAATTTTTTATTTTTGAACAAGTTTCATAATCCTCAATCTGTTCAAAATATGGCATCACATCTCTTACAAGTATTTTAGTTTGAGTTTTTGAAAAATTAAATTCGGTATCCCATTCTAACCCACTAATCTCACTGACAACTAATAGTGATAATGTTTTCTTTCTTGATGTTTTTAATCCCTCAAACACATCTAAAATGGATTTATATATAACACCTTTATTGGCATCATAAAACTCAGTAAAATCATTATAATTGTCTTTAATCTCCAATCTAATGAATGGTTCTTTTTTTGGCATGTTGTAATTTGTTAAGGATTATTTGTTAATGACGTTTTTATCAAATGCGTTAAATCGTTCTTCTAAAATGTGAATTCTTTTTTCAACGACTGATAATTTGGACTTATAGATATTAATGGTGAACCATAACAATCCAAGTAATGCTAAATTTAAGACAAATAATATCTTTTCTTTTGATTTTTCTCCCATGTGTTTAAAATTTAAAATTAAAAAAATAGGGCCGAAGCCCCATTTCTTATTTTACTTCTTCGATTTTGGCCGTACTGTCATTCACCGCAGTACCGACGTTAGTTGAATCCAATACAGTCGAATCTGTTGTTGTCGCCGTTGAGTCTGTTGCTTCATTTGAGGTAGACCCTGAACCACATGCCGCTAATGTAACTGATACAATAACTGCGAATACTAATATATATTTTTTCATACTAATGTAAATATACACTTAATTTTTGACAAAACCAAATAAAAATAAAAAACCCCAACTGAGAAGTCGGGGTTTAAGGTCTTTCGATGGGTTCAACCCCATTTACTTTTGAAAAAAAACGAAAAGGTAATCGACAAAGAGAACCTCCGAGATATAAATATATATAACTTTACCGAAAAGTCAAATATTTACATTATTTTTTTTCCAATTGATAAAATACCATCTTTGTTACATTTAATATTTACCAATTTACCTTCTTTTATCTTACCTCTTAAGATTTCATCACTTAAGAAGTCCTCACAAAGATTTTGAATGATTCTTTTTATCGGTCTTGCACCGTATCCTTCATTTTTATTTAAAGATAAAATCTTCTCATTAACATTCAAATCGAAATTAATGATGTAATTTTTCTCTGCAAGTCTATCAACTAATTTGATTAATTCGATATCGATAATCTTCATTAATACATCATCAGTCAACGGATTAAAAACTATAATATCATCAATTCTGTTTAAGAATTCAGGACTAAATTGTTGCTTTAAAGATTTATCAATAATGGTCTTTTTAACTTGGTCACTTTGACTTTCTTTAGATGTGGTATTAAATCCAACTCCACCACCAAATTCAACAACTTTTTTTGCTCCGATGTTTGATGTTAAGATGATTAAGGTATTTGTAAAATTTACCTTTCTACCAAATGAATCTGTTAAATGTCCCTCATCTAAAATTTGAAGTAATAAATTGAAAACATCTTTGTGTGCCTTTTCTATTTCATCAAATAAAATGACAGAGAATGGGTTATTTTTAACTTTCTCAGTTAATTGACCTCCTTCATCATAACCGACATATCCAGGAGGAGAACCGATTAATCTCGACACACTATGTTTTTCCATAAACTCACTCATGTCAACCCTAATAACATTATCTTCTGAACCAAATAATGTACTGGCAATTGTTTTCGCAAGGAATGTTTTACCTACACCAGTTGAACCTAAAAAGATAAATGAACCAATAGGTCTCGATGTATCTTTTATACCTACCCTACTTCTTCTTATTGATTTTGAAATGATTGAGACAGCATTTTCTTGTCCAATAACTTTTTCACCTAAAATATTTTCTAATTCAAGTAACTTTTGGGTTTCATTAACATCCAATTTAGTTATAGGTACTCCCGTCATTTCAGACACTATGTCATATACATCATTTACAACAACAGGTACTTTGTTATCTTTTTGACTTATTACCCAATTTTCTTTTTCCTCCTCTAATTTTTTCTGAACTTTTTTCTCATCGTCCCTTAATTTTGCTGCCAATTCATAGTTCTGATTTTTCACAACTAATATCTTTTTTTCCTTAATAACGTCAACTTCTTTTTTAAGTTGTTCAATTATTTCAGGAATTTTAGTTGACACCTTTTTTTCGGACCCTAATTCATCTAAAATATCAATAGCCTTATCTGGAAATTGTCTATCGGTGATGTATCTCGAAGATAATAGGACAATTGTATCTATTACACCCTCACCGTATGAGACTTTATGGAATTCTTCGTAAGATGGTTTTAAATTATTTAAAATTTCAGTGGTTTCACTTGCTGTTGGTTCTTTCAATGTGATTTTTTGGAATCTTCTAACAAGTGCACTATCCTTTTCTATATGTTTTTTATATTCATCAAACGTTGTTGCACCTATACATTGCATTTCTCCTCTAGCTAACGCGGGTTTCAATATATTGGCTGCGTCCATAGCTCCACTTGCGTTCCCTGCACCAACCATGGTATGTAATTCATCGATGAATACAATTACATTTGGATTTTCCTGTAACTCATTTAAGATAGCCTTAATACGTTCCTCAAATTGTCCTCTATATTTTGTACCGGCAACCAATGATGTTAAATCTAAAGAGACTAAACGTTTATCTAAAAGGTTATTTGGGCAATTTCCTTTATGTATCATTATGGCTAATTTTTCAACTAATGCAGATTTTCCAACACCAGCGTCTCCCACAATTACTACGTTATTTTTCTTTTTTCGAGATAATATCTGTGATATTCTTTTAACTTCTTTATCTCTACCCACAACTGGGTCAATTTTACCTTCTTCGGCCATTTTGATTAAATCTCTTGAGAAATTATCTAAAATTGGTGTCGTTGAGCCAGGTCTTCTACTCTTTTGATTTTGTCTCGGTCCTTCTTCAAAGAAATCTACTGCCATATCTAATATTTTTTAGTTCAATACAAATGTACCATAAATTATTCTAAAAAACAAACATATGTCAAAATGTCAAAAAATTGATGTTGATATTTATTAAAAAAAATCGTATATTATATCATAAATAAAATATTATGGGAATTATATCAGAACAAATTAACGGTAAAATTATTAATGTTGACATCACGTCATCGAACATTAAATCGGCTCAGTATGATACTGAAACTGAAACATTAACCATCACTTTCAATAATGGCGGTATTTATGAGTATTATAAGTTCCCTTGGTCTCATTTCACCAAATTTAGAATGGCGGAATCCCAAGGTAAGTTCTTTAATACGAATATAAATGGTAAATATAAATTCCAAAAAGTAAAATGATAGGTAAGTCCTTAGTTGATGAACTTTTTGAAGATAGTGAATTAGATAATAAAATTTTGAAGTCGTTTTCGGCTAAAGATGAGTTAGATAGTAACATTTTTAAAAAAGTTAAAGATTCGTATAAAATGGATGATAAAGTTAGAGAAACTTTATTAAAAATTACCGATGAGTTCATTGATTTCATTGGAGTTGAGTTTTTTGTTCATGATATCGTATTAACAGGGTCTCTCTCAAATTACAATTGGTCTGAGTTCTCCGATGTTGACTTACACATAATGGTAGACATGGATGAGAATGGTAAAAGTAAAAAGATTAATAACGAAACGTACCATCACTTAGTAAAGGAGTTTTTAGATGCAAAGAAGAACATTTGGAACGAAAAGCACGATATTAAAATTAAAGGATACGATGTTGAATTGTATGTTCAGGATATTGATGAAAAACACGTGTCTTCTGGTGTCTATTCAGTATTGAACAATAAGTGGATAATTGAACCTCAGAAGACTAAGGAGTTCATTGATGACCGAAAAATAATCGAAAAAGGTGAAGAATACATGAAGTTAATTGATAGGTTAATTGAGAAATCAAAAACAAACTTAGACCTATCTGACCAAATTGAATCCTTAAAAGCAAAGATTAAACGTTTCAGACAAAGTGGTTTGGAACAGGGTGGGGAATACTCCTACGAGAACTTAACCTTCAAATTATTAAGGAGAAACGGATACATTCATAAGCTATTAACACTAAAAACGGATATAACAGATAAAAAATTGTCTATACCACAATAACAAGGGTTATTTTTTTCCGTATATCAATGTATTTATAGGATAAGAATAACTTCATTTAACAACACAAAAATGGGAGATTTAAAACCAATCGGTAGTGAGAAATTAAAAGGCGAGGATAAATTAAAAAGAATCCTTGAACTCACATACTTTAATGAGAATAAAAATACACCGAGTAACCCTCGTGCTGAGATTATTAAAGAATCTACAATAGGGGGTATTTACGGAATTGTCAAAGAAAAAGACAGTTACTATGTTAAAAGAGGTTTGAACGAAAGTTCTCTTGATTACATTGGTGGAATGTTTATGAAAAATAAGAATAGATTTTCATCATATTCAGAAGCACTTAAGAGACTTGAACTATTAAAAGGACAAGAAGAACTACAAGAAGCAACAAAATATGTTCTAAAACAAAACAAACCTGTAGATATGCCAGCACCATCTGTTGAAGCCCCAATGGCTCCACCATCTGAAGTTGCTGCGGAAGCTCCATTAGCTTTACCACCTGCTGAAGGTGATATGCCAATGTCTGATGCGGGTGTGGAAGATTTACCACCAAGTGGTGATGAGTTACCTACATCACCTGAAGGTGAAGGTGAAGACGATTCTAACCCATTGAAGTTGATTCAAAAATTAACGGGTAAACTTGGTCAAAGATTAAGAGACGCTCAAGAAGACATGGAAAGTGATGACATTAAATATGTTATCAATTCAGTCGTATCGGCGTTAAATTTGGATAAGTTGGATTCGGAAGATAAAGAAGAAATTCTTACTCAATTCGAAGATGAAGATTCATATGATGGTGAAGAATCACCTGAAATGGGAGACGAAGTACCTGCAACACCTGAAGCTGAAGATAGTGAATTAGGTGAAGAAAATGATTTAGCGATGGATGCGTTAGAAAACTTAATCAACACATCATTTGGTGATGATGAGGAAGAAGTTGATGAACCATTTGTTGTATCTAAACCACAAGATACGGATGATTACAAAATGAAAATCAATCCAGGTGGAGAAGAAGATGAGTATTTTAGAAGTACCGCTAGAGATTTTAATTCTGACTTTGATTTAGATGATGAGGATGATGAAGATTATTTCAGTTTTGACATCAAAGAAGAAGACCCAATTGGGGACGAAGAAGGAACGACGGATAATACAGTTGAATTAGATATTAACGAATTAACGGATGTTATTAACCAAAGTGTTAAAGAAGCGTTAGGAAAATACTTAAAATAAAATGTTTTTATTATACATCAATGAACTTGGAAGGGACTATAAAGGTCAACGACAATATGAATTTATTTTCGGAAATGACATTGAGGTATTAGAAGACGAATGGTTTATAATTCCATCATCGGGTAGAGCAGTTCCACCTCAGATTGAGTTTATTGATTTAGTTGGGTTATTAAAAAACTCAGATTTAGAACTTGAACTTGTACAAAACTCTGATTATTTTGGGATGATTGACGCGGTTGATGGAATTGTTGCATTAGGATGGGAAGATTTTGATAAGGAATCAGAAGAAAGACCAATTAGAGTTTCTTTTCATTTTGGTGAAGAATATGAGACGGTTGTTGAGAAATTAGAATCTAAAGGTTTAGAATTAATAAACGAAGAAATTAAAGAATAATTTTGATGAAAAGAAATGAAATAGTACAAAAATTAATGAAGGAGGGGTTTTCTCCAAAAACATTAGTTAATATGACCGACAATCAATTAAACATGTTATCAGTAAGAATACTTTCTGAAGAGACTGTTATGATTTCAACAAAAAGTCCAACTTATGTAGCCGACATGGCGGCAGCAAAAAAAGGATTAAAAACGATTGAAACTTATGAAGGTGAAGTTAAGGAAGACCTAAAAGGGAACCAAAAAAAGTTAGATAAAAACCACAACGGTAAAATCGACAGTCAAGATTTTAAAATATTAAAAGGTAAAAAGAAAGAAGTTAAAGAAGGTCGTTGTGGAAAGTGTAATTGTGAGGAATGTGAGTGCGAAAAGAAAGAAGTTAACGAATGGGTTGATTCTTTGGTAGAAAATCAGTATTATTCATTTACAAGTAAAAATGAAATTATGGAAATGATTAGTACAAAATTAAATGAACAACCAGCAATTGCTGAACCCGATATCGATGTTGAACCAGATATTAGAGAACCAAAAGTAAATCCTGACCAAGACCCTTTTATTGACCCATGGGAGAATCCTAATGAGGGTCCTGACCCAAGTCCTAAATTTAAAAAAGATAGTTCAGATTTACCTGACTTCATGAGATTCAAAGACATTATAAATTCATTCAACTAATGGCCAAAGATAAAGTAACGAACAAAGAGAAGAAACCACTCATATTGGGTCAAAAAGGGGAACCAAAAGAACAAATGACGTTTGATGACGACAGTAGACCTAGTCCTGACGTTCAAACTGACTTATCAAATAAGGAAACACCATTTGATAAGGTTGATTTTCCTGAGGCTCCAGAACAACACACTAACTACGAAGAATTATTGGCATCTGAAGAATATAAACACGCTTTAGATAAATTAGCTGAATACACCGGAGTTAGAAATATTGGTGTAGGAATTAATGGTCAATACGCTCAGTTATCAAACCAAGCTGCTAGAATATTACAAGAAGTGATGAGAGCCGAAACTTCACATGAAGAAGAATTGGAACAGTTGTGTGAAAGAATTATTAGAAATTATTTTAAAATACCAGAGAATAAGATTCAATTTAATTTTAAATTAGTTAAACAAGCTATAAAATTAAATAAAAGTCAGACTAAGGAAGAGTTACAACAAAAGGAAGAAGAATTGGCGGATGACGTTAATGAATTAAATCCTGAAAGAGCAAAAAGAAGAATAATCAATGCAATGACTCAAGGTCACGCTGTCGATGGTTCATATCTTTATGAAACAGTAACTAACGAATTAGAAGCAATTATGGGTGTTGAAGGGATTGTTGAGAAATACTCAATATTTGTTTCAACAATGATGTTGGGGTATTGGCAAATTCCAAATGATATGATGGCCGCAGCTGGCGGTGGTGAAGGTGAGGGTGGTGCAGGTAAAACAAGAATAGACACATCAACAAATCCTCCAACAATTTACGCTGAAGCAATGATATTTCCTTTCTTAATACATGAGGCGATAAAAGGAGTGATGGAGTTTTTAGGTAAAGAAAGAAAACCTGAAAATCCTGAAAATTATGAAAAGGCTAAAGATTTGGAAGACCAAATACAACATGAAATTTGGGATATTAGGTTAGGTAGGGCAATTTGGAAAAGATTAACAAATCTCTATCCTAATGCAATTGTTACAGATGAAGAAAAGAAGAAAATACAATACTATATCTACGTAAACATCGCCAATTTACCAGTTAAAGAGTTTTTATTATTGTTTAAAGAAATAATGGAAGGTACTGAAATGGGTAGAACCTTAATCGGGGCCATATATTATGATTTATCAAGAAAAGTCGATAATGAAACCGTCACTAAATCTGAATCCGAGTTTAGGAGATTAATGGATGAACTGATGGAAAAAAATAAAGACGAGAATTTTACGGACTTCCTGTCACAGATGGGAATAGGGTTATCAAAATAAAATGAAGGTCTCAATTCGAGACCTTTAGTTTTTATATTTATTAGTATGAGTAGAATAGAACAATTACATGAATATGCTCGAATAATTAAAGATGCACCATATGCGTTAAAAACGTATTTGCAAACATACGATAATACTCAAAAAAAATATGTTCCATTAGAACTTTTTCCTGACCAAATTCAATTGATTAAGGATTACGAAAATTATAATGAGAATATCACAAGAAAATATCGACAAGCGGGAGTTACTACGGTAACCGCCGCGTGGATTTCCAAAAAACTACAAACAGCAAAAAATACGGAACCTGAAAGGGTATTGATTATTGCGAACAAACGTGATACCGCGATTGAGATGGCTAATAAAGTTAGAAACTTTTTAGAACAATGGCCAGAGTGGATTAACGTTGGATTTTCACCCGATAAAAATTCAGAAAGTAGATTTAGATTAAATAACGGTTGTGAGGTTAAGGCGGTTGCAACATCACCCGATGCATTACGTGGTTTCACACCCACAATACTTGTATTTGATGAGGCGG